TCCCAAAACGAGTCCGGTAGAGTGTAGCCGTCAAACAGAGATCGATCGGAGAACAACATCGCAAGAAGAAAGGCCCGCTGCGCAGGTGTTATTTCTGCAATCCGCGCGAGAATCACGGCGCCGTCGGCAGCCGACAGGGGACCAGGGATAGCGGCGTGGGATAGATCAAGACTTGCTTTCGGCGGGCCCCACACATCCGATGGGGTCATGCCGAGGACCGTGCAGACCGCCTCAAGTGTATCGACCCTCGGTGACGACTTGCCGGTTTCAATTGCGCTAAGAGTGACGACACCAATGCCAGCGGCATCAGCCAACGATCGCTGGCTGATGTTCAATTCGCTTCGTCTTTTTTGAATCAGTTGCCCGATTCTTTGTTCTGTCATTCCCAACACTTACAGTTTTCCATGTATCAGTTTGATATTCGCTACGGAAAACAGTATCAATTTTGTTGATTGATACTGAAAACCATGTCATATTGATCCCATGAAACGTCGAGTTGCACTTGAACGCCTGGACCAATGGATCTCGCGAAACCGCCCAGATGGGGTTTCAAAGCTGGCAGTAAAGAGCGAAGTCTCTGCATCGACGATTTGGAGTATCCGCAGAGGCTTAGTTCCGGCAAAGGACATAACTCGGAAAGCGCTGGCAGGCGCGATCGGAGTGTCCGAAGACGACCTCTTCCCTCCCGCAGCAACGGGAGAAGAGGCCGGTTAGTTCCGCACCATAACAGAAATGCTTAAAAAGCGTGCAGTGAAAACTGCGCGAGGGAATTCTTTACCCGAAATCTGGAGGCCAAATGTTCGAAACATTCGCTGATCTTGAGATGTCGCTCAGAATCGAAGCTCAAATCGAATATGGCGCTGTTGTGGATATGTACGTTTTTAAAGTCGGAATGAGCGGCCGTGAGACCGACATCACTGACTTCCTGACACCGGTTGAGCGCAAAGACCTCCAGAAGTGGGCGCTCGATCAATACTTCAAAACCAACAAACGTACACATGAAGCCGTTGACCCGATGGATGAGGTCGATCGCCTGCGTGATTTCGACATGCTGAGAGCTGGCGGTGATCGATGATCCGCATAGCAATCATCCTTCTTTCGTTGTCGCTTGTGGCTTGCGGAAAACAGCCGATGTCTGCCGCCGCTGAGATGTGCTGTGCGGAAGCCGGCGCCTGCACGAAGTTTCAAATTGGTCCGATCGATGAATTTGGGGAGATGCACGCGACTGAAAGCTGCTGGAGCGATGGCGCGTGTTCACGCTGCGAAAGGATTGGTGAGTCATGAGTGATTCAGTTGAGCGCCTTCACGCAATGATCCAAAGGCTCGAGGCGATGGGCGCCTGGGGCATGGCTGAGAACCTTCGAAAAATACTGAGAGGATTGAAATGAGCAAATCACTTGTCGCACTAGCAGAACAGGCCGCCGCACTCGAAACAGCACTTGTTGAATCGGGCGGCGAACTCACGCCTGAGCTTGAGGCCATGCTTGCCGAACTCGACGTGAAGCTTCCAGAGAAAGTCGACAACTACTCGATGATCTTGGATCGCATGTCCATGCTTTCTGACTTCTATATTGAGCGCGCAGAGCGACTCCTCAAAATGAGCAAGGCTGCGACTCTTTTGAAAGAGCGTCTAAAAGACAACATCAAGATCGCCATGGAGAAGCTTGGCGAGATTGAGATCCAGGGCGTTGAAACGAAGTTCAAGCTGGTTCAAAGCAATCCTTCTGTCGTTATCGAGAACGAGGAGCTGATCGATGCAGCCTATAAGGTGCAAGAGATCAAGGTGAAGGTTGAGAAGAAGCGCATCGCCGAAGATCTGAAGCTTGGCGTTGACGTTCGAGGCGCTCGCCTTGAGCGGACGACGTCGCTTCGCGAATACGCCAACACTCCAAATCGAAAGGCATAGCAATGTCAAATTTCTGGATGAACTCAGACGCGTGTTGGGAATGGATGCGGGCGCAGTCTGGTCGCGGCTACGGTGTGCTATCGTTCTTCAAAAGAAATCAGTACGTCCACCGCATATCCTATCGACTATTTATAGGAGAGATTCCGAACGGAATGCTTGTATGCCACAGGTGCGATAACCCGCGATGCTTCAATCCTTCGCATCTGTTTCTCGGTAGCTATAAAGATAACATTGCAGACATGGATGCAAAGGGCCGCCGTGTGAGCGCGCCTGTCGGTGGAAAGAAAAATCCAAATGCCAAATTCTCAGACGAAACAGTTCTGTCGATTCGCTCTGATTTTCATAACGGGATCTGTACTCGTGATCTGAGGTCTGCATATGGCATAAGCAGCGCTCAGCTCTACAGAGTAACCAGATATTTAACACGTCCAAACCTAATTCCAAGGGGGCTGAGATGAGCTCGATTGTACAGAGGGGAACTGGCCTATCTTCTGATATCATTGAAAAAGTAGTCGTTGGTGGCGATCTGTCGAGGCTTAACTCGCAAGAACGTTTATCCTACTATTCAAACGTATGCGAATCGGTCGGTCTGAACCCGCTGACAAGGCCATTTGAGTACATTCAACTCAATGGCAAGTTGACGCTGTATGCTCGCCGCGATGCTACTGATCAGCTCCGGAATGTCCATAAGGTATCAATCAACATCACGTCGCGCGAAATGATCGGAGACGTGTTCATCGTTACGGCTCGCGCGAGGAACGTGGATGGACGAGAGGATGAGTCTACTGGGGCCGTGTTTGCCGGAGGTCTTAAGGGCGAAGCGCTTGCAAATGCGATGATGAAGGCGGAGACGAAGGCCAAGCGCCGTGTAACGCTCTCATTGTGTGGACTTGGTGTTCTCGACGAAACTGAGGTCGAAACTATTGAATCAGCCACGACTGTCGATCAGCCAAAAAAGACAGCACTGCCAAAACCAACACCTAAGCCTCAAGATATTGACCCCGGCGAATACGTTGCGACGTTTGGAAAGTACAAAGGCCAGGCGCTCAAAGACCTCGATATCTTTGAGCTCGCAAACTATGCCGCATTCATTGAACAGAAAGCGATCGATGACAATAAGCCAATCAGAGGTCAGGTCGCAGAATTCATGTCAGCAACGTCGGCGTTTTTGAATGCGAACGAGGCGCGCGAGCATGTCGTTGAGGGCGAAACTGTATGACCTTTCGTCGCGTCGTTTACCTACAATTTGAAATCAAAGGAGCTCGGCACGTCTTTGGGTTCTCTCAGGACGTTGAGCTTGTGTCGCACTATGTGAACGGTGAAGACCGCACGAATGAAGGCAAGGTCGCAGGCGATGCAATCGTTGCGCTTGAAGAACGTGGCGTGAATCTTCAGGAGGCTGTTGGCCTTGAGTTCTCTCGAGCGTATCGCGCAATTCAGCCAGAACAGAGGGCGCAATGATTCTCAACGTCGAAGTGCCGCCATCAGAGATACTTGAGCAGTTATCGCCGCGCATGATTTCAAAATACTACAAGTGCGTGAGTGACATGGATCTTCTGCTGAAAGAGATCGGCGTTGATCACATGGTTCAGTTTTTAAAACAGCACGCGTCACTTGATCAGGTGATCGAGTTTCACGGCAATGACGAGCTCGCGGAATACCTTCGCGGGTGCGGATATACAGTCACAGAGAAAGAGAAAGAGGCAGCATCGTGAGTGTTTCCGGGGGGACGACTATGGACTATCAGACATTCTTAAACTCAAAAGCGCGCTACGATGCGCCGTCTGGCTTTGACGCCAATATGCCACTGCCTGAGATGCTGTTTCCGTTTCAAGCCGCAATCGTAAAATGGGCATTAAAGCGTGGGCGTGCGGCGGTATTCGCCGATACTGGACTAGGCAAGTCATTCATTCAAAGCGCATGGGCTGAGGCTGTTCATCAATACACTGGCAATCGAGTCTTGATTGTGGCGCCTCTTTGCGTAGCACAGCAGACGATACGCGAGGCCGCGAAACTTGGCATCACGATCAAGTATGCCCGCGAGTTCGACAAAGACACCGGCATCTATATCACGAACTATGAGATGCTTGAGAACTTCAGAACTGGCATTGAGCAGTGCTATTTTGACGGCGTCGTTCTCGACGAGTCGTCGATCATCAAACATCAAGACTCAAAGACCAGGGCGCAAGTGATCGAGCTCTGTTCAAAGATCCCATATCGGTTGAGCTGTACTGCGACGCCATCACCGAATGACTTCATGGAACTCGGCTCACAAGCTGAGTTTCTCGGCGTCATGAGCCAAGTTGAAATGCTCTCTATGTTTTTCATCCATGACTCTGGCGAGACTTCGAAATGGCGGCTCAAGGGCCACGGCAAAGCGAAGTTCTGGGAGTGGCTCGCGACATGGTCGGTTTTCATAAAAAAGCCGTCTGACATTGGGTTCTCGGCTGAAGGCTACGACTTGCCAGAACTGATCATGAATATGCATAGCGTTGGCGAGATGACTGAGACTGCGCCGGAAGTGTACGGCATTCAGGCTCGTCAGCAAGTAAAGCGTGAAACAGTCGATGAGCGCGTCTCGGCTTGCGCTGAATTGGTCAATAAGTCAGAAGGCCCATTCATCGTCTGGTGCCACAGAAATGATGAGAGTGAGAAGCTCGCGGAGCTGATTCCGGGATCAGTTGAAATCAAAGGCTCTGACAAGCTTGAGAAAAAAGAGAAGGCGTTGATTGATTTTGCGGAAGGCAGACTTCGCGTTCTGATCACAAAGCCAAAGATTGCCGGGTTCGGATTGAACTGGCAGCACTGCAATCAAATGGCATTCGTGGGTTTAAGTGATTCCTTTGAGCAGATCTATCAGGCGATTCGCCGATGCTGGAGATTCGGTCAGACTAAGCCCGTGACTGTGACTATGATTGCCCATGCAGCAGAAGGCCCAGTGCTTGAGAATATCAAACGGAAAGAGGCGCAGGCCGAAGAAATGGCGGCTTCACTCGTTGAGCACATGAGAGAGTTTCAAGAGCGCGAAGTCAGACAGCTCACTCGCGAGGTCTCGACCTATAATCTTCGCCGTGAGTCGGGAAAGCTATTCGACATTTACAACGGTGATTGCGTCGAGGTCGCTAGGTCAATTGATTCTGATTCGATTGACTACTCGATATTCTCGCCTCCGTTCTCATCGCTTTACACTTACTCAAACAGTGATCGCGACATGGGCAATTCAAAGAACTACGATGAGTTTTGGGTCCATTTCGGATTCTTGGTTGATGAGATGGCTCGCATCATGCGTCCAGGTCGAAACGTGTCGATTCACTGCATGAATCTGACAACATCAAAGCAGCGTGACGGAGTGATCGGCATTCGTGACTTCCGTGGCGATGTCATCCGTGAGTTTCAAAAGCGTGGATTCATCTATCATTCCGAGGTTTGTATCTGGAAAGATCCAGTCGTTTCGATGCAGCGGACCAAGGCGCTTGGTCTTCTTTGGAAGCAGATCAAGAAAGACTCATCAATGAGCCGCCAAGGTTTGCCTGACTACGTGGTGACGTTTAGAAAGCCAGGAGTGAACACGAAGCCAATCGCCCATACTCCTGAGGAGTTCCCTGTGGATAGATGGCAACACTACGCAAGCCCAGTGTGGTTTGACATTAAGCAGTCGAATACATTGAACGGCCGCATCGCCCGTGAAGATGAGGATGAGCGTCACATTGCACCACTTCAGCTTGATTTGATTCATCGGTGCCTTGACCTATGGTCGGCGAAAGATGACCTCGTGTTCTCGCCGTTCACTGGCATCGGATCTGAAGGCGTCGTTTCTGTTCAAATGGGCCGTCGATTTGTCGGCGCAGAACTTAAGCGCAGCTATTTCGATTTGGCTCATCGGATGATTGCGCACGCTGAGGACGCAGTCATGAACGGGACGAATGACCGAGACTCGTTTAAGGTGACGGTCAACCCAAGAGATGCCGCCGTGAACTTTCACAATCGAAACAAGACATTCGCCATCATTGAAGATGATGACACTGAAATAGATGAGCCACTTGAAGGACAGCTAAGCATGGAGTTGGTGTGATGGGTGAGCGAGAGATCAAGGTTCTAACTGACGATATGGTTGAGGCCAAGCTGCTGTTGCTCGCTGAGAAGCTGAATAAGCATCCGCGTGAGTTCATGACCTTTCAAGAATTTAGGGAAAAAGTGTGCGCGTGGTCTGACGATACGCTCAGGCGTCGAATTGAAGCTGAAGGCTTTCCGGTGATCAAAGACAAGGGCGGCTATCTGATCCCTCGCAAAGAGATGTACGAGTGGTTCACAAAGCGCAGGACTCGCCCCTAATGGCTCGGCAGGTCTTGATCCCGTACGTTCACACTGACGGTCAAACGTGGCCGCACTTCTTTGCTGACGCAAAGTCGGGCGTCATCTATTTCATGAAGAGCCACGGCGGGAAAAAGATCAAGTTCTCAACCAAAGAGAAGGTGCCAAACGGAGTCAGGGCGAAGCGCTACGCGAACATCGAGTTCGACAAGCGGATCGGAAAGAACACACGTTTCGTCCGTTCGCTTATCAAAGAGGAGCTCGACGCTTGGCTGAAGTTCAAAGAGTCAGAGGGACTGTCTCAACACACAATGTATGCGGTGCGGCGGTCAAAGCTTTACATCGCTGAATATTGGGGCGATCGGCTTCCGAGCGACATTTCAAGGGACTCGTTTGCGGAGTGGTGCGCATGGTGGAAGATCCACAAGCCGGACATCCAAATGGAAGGCTCGATCAAATACTTCAACAACTTCTGTAACTATTTGCACGAGAAGGTTGTCGGCGGGCGCCCGCTTTTGGCATCTAGAATCCGGTTTCGAGACCCGGACCGTCACCGGATCCAGGCGGCCAGGGTCGTAAAGAAGGAGCGAATCCTCTCCAGCGAAGAGTTCGGGCAGATCATGGCGACGGCTTTGAATCCGACAGAGGCCCTGATGGTTCACATCATGTACACGATGGCGACCAGGATTGATGAGACCTTGAAGCTTGATTTTGACCGCATCCTTCTGGACACGGATCCGCCGAAGTACCGCTGGACCTACGGAAACAACAAGGCAAAGCACACGGGCGAGCATGCGCTGCACCTTTCGCTGATTGAACCATTGCGTCAGCTCCGCGAGGTTCGCCGATCCGAAGGGACGAATCTTCTATTCCCTCAAAAGAACGACAACAAGAAGGCCTTGAAAGAGCAGCAGGTTGATTGGGCCGCATGGCGCGAGCGCGCGAAAGTGTCTCACCATTGGACGCCGCACACGTTCCGGCATACGTGCCTGACGAACCTTTTCAACAATCACCGAAATCCACAGGCAGCGATTTGCAAGCTGTACCGTGTGAGCTTGCCCGTCGCGATTGCGGTTTACGTGAAGGTGACTCCTGAGTCGATGATTCAGCTTCGTGACTCGATTGAGGTTTCGCTATGAGAGTTGCGACTTTGGTCCGACGCGGCTGTATCTATTTGGAACTGATGAGAATTGGTGGACCTGACAGGAGTTTAACTGGTCAGTCCGCTATATATGAAAAACGCCACATATCAGAAGTAATATCGAATAGTTACGATGTAAACTATTGGCTTGAGCGTCTTCAGCTCATCTGCAAACAAACGCAAAGCCACGCATTCAGACGCAACACTTGGTTGCGAAAGTCGGTCCGACTTTTAAGGGCGATTCGAAGCACGCTTTCGCTGCTCGTCCCGTCCCTCTCATCGTCAGCATATCAAAAAAACTCAACGAGAACTCAACAAAGTTTTGCACCGCCGGGGGGCAGGTCATGGAACTCACAATCTTGAAATGGAACAAGTACAACCCGCGGAAGGACATCAAGCATCCTTCGTGGTTCGCGCTTTCGAATCGATTCCTCGAAGATCCGGACCTGTTTGGGTTTGAGCCGATCGATCTGAAAGCCATGCTGTACCTCTTTTGCCAAGCTTCTCAGCGCAACTCGCCCGACATCACGGTCAACTTCAGTCACGCCGAGCGGGTTTGCTTGATCAAATCCAAGAATCTGAAGGCTGCGATAGAAAAGCTAAGTAAAATCGGTGCCGTACGGATACGTACGGATCACGAACGCGCGCGTACGCAAACGTCACGCGACACTACAGACAATACACTACAGACAATACAAGACACTACAGGACAGAACACTATTACCGCAGTCTCAGAAACTTCTGAGCCAGCGGCAGTGGAGACTGGAAACTGGAATGAGTTTGTAAGTCCGAAATCTGAATCGGAACTCATTCGGGCTTTGCCGAAAGAGACTCTGGAGAGGTGGGCGAAGCTTCATCCCGACGCGGAGTTTCTCAATCGCGAACTCATCAAGGCGTTCGGATACTACCAGACCAACCCAAAGAAATGCCCCCATTCGCGACGAGGATGGGCCAACGCGCTGTCTTCGTGGTTCGAGAGGGGTTGGGGCAAGCATGCCTCAAAGATCGCAGGAGTGAAGCCTGACGACGCCAAACTGGCCGAATGGATCAAGGCCGGTGACACCACTTCGCAAACCGGTACCCAACGAACGCTCGAATCGGTTCTAGCAATCGCCGGAGGGAGGGCGTGACGAGAGAGGACTTCGCAATCCAAATGGACCGACTCAAGTCGGTGTATGGCGATCGGTTCTATCCGACGGAACGCATTGCTATGATGTTCGAACAGCTTCGTGAAACCAACGAGGAGATCCTTTCGAAAACAATATCGCGCGTCATTTGCGATCAGATGAACCCGCCGACTTTGACAAAGATCAAAGAGACGCTGGCGCTCGTAAAGCAGGACTATGAGTTCTTTGATCCGCTCGACGAGGTCAGGCAACAGCTTTACTCGGGCCGATTCAATAACTGCACGCGTTGTTACGGAATGGGAACGGTCGCGGTGCGAAAGAGATCAGAGCGACTCCGATATGAATACTCGCGAGTGTGCTCGTGCTCTGCCGGGATCGAAGCTTTGAAGCTACCAGAAAACCGCCGTCTCAAGCGTTGGGATGGTGATCACGACGTGATCCCACACTCCAGTCCAAGCTTTTACGACGACATACCACAAGCGAGAACGCCATGACCCCACTCTTCACCTGCTCAATCCCTGGCCGCGTCATCGTAAAGAAAAACACGCAGCGCATCGTCGGCTCTGGCTCAAGAAAGCGCGCGATCTATTCACCCAAGTTCATCGCTTGGGAACGAATCGCAATGCTTCACATGAAACGGCAATGGGCCGGGCGTGAGCCAATCACAGATCCGCTCGAGGTCAGATACCGATTCTTTTTCGTCAACCGGCAAGGCGAGGCCGACACATCAAACCTCGTTGAAGGTGTCAGCGATGCGCTCCAGAAGTCCGGAGTCATTGAAGACGACAAGCTCATTCACATCCTGCACGCGTCGAAGTCATTCGGCGGTGAGGCAAGAGTCGAAATTGAGATCGCACGAATTGAAGAAAATCAATCAACCGTTGGGCTTATCCCAACGTCTTCGGGAGTTAAGAAATGAGCACATTTCAGAAAGGCACACGCGTCATCTGGAAGCCGGTCAAAGCAAGAGCCAGATGCTACGGGCATCCGATAGCGACCGCTCCTATTCCGGTTGAGATCATGAATGGACCAGACAGGGCAGGCAACTATCGCATCCAAATCCTTTGCAACAAGTCAAAGGCTTGGCTCGATAAGAAATATTATTTCGTGAAGCAAGCTGCACTGATGCGAGGTGACGCTTGAACAAAGTTGAACCTTTCGGACTTTTGATCTGGGGCTTTGTCGGTGCGTTTCTCTGGTTGTTCTGGAGCGCGCTCATCGAATTGGTTTTACTCACGTTGACATGAGGGAAATGGTTATGACGTCACGAGATTTTTGTTATTGGCTTCAGGGTTATTTTGAGCTTCACGGCAATCGACCAGTGCGTGAGCCTGAGTCTGTCTACAATCTCAACGATTCGCAAGTCGACATGATTCGGAAACATCTAGCGATGGTTTTCATTCACGAGATTGATCCATCGATGGGGCCGAAGCAACATCAAGATAAACTCACCGATGCCCATGCGGGGTTGCTTCGGCCTGATTCAGACGACGTCCGCATTCGATGTTAAATTTAACTGCTGAATAGTTTTGACCTCCACGCTCGTCAGCACTGGAAGCTGTGGTGCACAACAGAGCACAGGCACGGGCGGAGAGGTCTTTTGGAACGCACAATGGGCGACCGGCAAAAGTCACACACGTCTGGAGTTCTAGATACAGGCGTCGCGTAAGTTGTGAAACTAGGCTGGTCTTGAGGCGTCAGTGGCCCGACACCAACATGATGAGACTCTGCGATCCGCGTTCGACTGGGGCGCGGGGAGAGTAGTTAACGTGGCCCCTGCAAGACGGGGTAATTGAAAGGAGTGAGGGTGACGAAAGCTAAGGGGAAGAAAATTACATTTAAAGTCGGATCAACTGTTGAAATTCGCGACGGCAGATACAGCGCGGCAAGAGGGGTTGTGACCGAAGTCATTGGCGACACCGTTCAAGTCTATGGCCTCGACTATAGAGACAACGTCGGCCATCACGAGATTCAGTTTGAGGACATTATCAGCCACAAGACTATTGAAAAAAAACGTCTGCATTCAGACATCACACAAGAACTGCGTCGAATGGAGTCGAAGAAAATCTTGGCTGAAGTTAAATTTAGAGAGCTAGAGCGCGACATAAATGAAGCATTTGAGATGAGGGACTCTCTTCTCGGATCGGCTTTAACATGAACATAATCCAAGCAAGAGAAGCGGCGATAGCTGGCAAGACGGTGACTTGTCCTAGCGGCTTCAACTACAGCAAGGCATCTTTTTCTAACGTCGAAGAATGGGATAAGGCATCTATCTTCGGCGAGTGGCGCATAAAGCAAGAGCCGGTTGTGTTTGAGTCTGAGGTTAGCATCGCGAATGAAACACTATACGGGTGTGGGGTTGGCATGATTGCGTCCAGAGAAATGCGCTCGCTACTCGGCAAGCGCGTGAAAGTTACAGTCGATGTGCTGCCATGACCGACATTAAAAAACTCCGCGAGCTGGCCATAGACGCAATGCTCGATGTCGAAAAAGATCAGGACGAGTCGGATAGGTTTCAATTCATTAAGGCCGCCAATCCGCAAGCCATCATCGAGATTCTCGATAGGCTGGAGCGATACGAGAAGGCATTGATGTTTTATGCTGATATAAAAAGCTGGAGAGTAACTAGAGAGGATGAGTTGCATCAGGCTATTATGACCATCATTGGCGATGTTGATTCATACAGCTATCAACACGACGAGTGGTCGCCAAATATTTTGCAAATCATAGCAGGCAAAGCAGCCCGCGAAGCGCTGGAGGGTGGGAAGCCATGATACTGACAGAGAGATTCACACTAATTAAAATGAAGCTGGAAATCTTAAAACTCAAGGCCGACGACTATAATTGGCAATGTCATACTCCTAAAGATATTAAAGAGGAGCTTGAACGGATGCTTGTAGAGATTAACAAAGCATTGGAGACCCCATGAGCCACACACCTTGGACAGATGAGGAAGCGGAGAAGGCGGCAATCAGGTATGCGGATGATTGTGGCCAATATATTGGACCTTATTCAGAAGGATTCCTGAAAGGCGTCGCCTGGGCCGCCGCGCAGATAGAGAAGTGCGAGACTGTTCACGGCGGCGAAAACAACATGGGAACGCTGTCTTGGTCTCCATCAAGAATGAATAACGACACTCACAGTGCCAAGCTGGTCGGAGTGAGGACTATAGATTCGGACGAAAGCGGGAGTGGAGGCAAAGATGTGGAGTAAGGAAGGTCACGCGCCGGACTCTGGCGGAATCCCGAGCGACTGGCGTCCATCAACTCCATCAGCCCCGCCTCCGCGAGAGTGTAAGAAGTGTGGTCGAGAATTGTTCAAGGCTATGAAAGAGTCTTGGCCGCGTATGGACGTTCCTGTCGTTCAAGAGGTGTTGCCAGAAATCTTCACTAATCCCCACGTCACCATCCCGCGTGACAAAGTGAAGATGTTCAATGCTCAGTATAAAGAACTGGCTCAGTTCGCTGCATGGGTTTGCGGTGTCGAAGTGAAGGATCTTTGTCGCGCTGACATGATAGAGTACATAGCTTATTGGCAGAAGAATATGGATGAATCGGGGAGTGAGAAGTGAGTAACGGTGAAGTGAAACGATGGGACATATATTTTTGTTCAGATGACAGCAACCTTCTTGATGACGTTGCAATCGAGGTTGATGAAGAGGTCAGGACGGCCCGTGATGGTGAAAGAAGGATAGAAGTCATGCCGGTAAAAGACCACGAGCGCATCGTTGCTGAATTGAAGGCGGATATTGCACAGCTGAAAGTTGAACTTGGAAGGCCATACGACAAAGTAGACCGTCTATTCGAGGCAAATAAGAAACACATTGAAACCATCGCAACGCAGAGGCGCGTGATTGAGAAAATAAAAACGATAGCAGAACAAATGAATTGTGCTTGCGGGGATAGGTATTCAGAATCTTCGTACCGTGGAGATATATTGGAAATCATAGAGAGAGCAGGAATGTGAATGGCAAAATTTGATTCACTCGGCTGCCTAATCAGAGAGAAGTATCCAGAAGGTCATCCTGGAAATCTTGGCGATAGCTGTGCTGAGACTGCGCGCTATGAACTTTTGAACGGCGTCCTTGGTGTATCGTTGGGTCAATTTTGGACTTCGATCGGATTTCTTCGCCATCCAAACTCAATATGGCATGAACAAGATACGTCGGCCGATCAGGTTCTTCCTCTTGTTTTAGCAAGGACCATGCTGCCAGTTCATCTTGGCCCAAGAATCCTGATCCCAGGAACCAAAACGATTATGAGCGCAGGCCTATGGGCCGCTTGGCATCATCACTACAGGTTCCTAAATGTAGTGAACATCATTCAAGGATGGCTGTTCAATCTTTCGTGGCGCATAGCTGATGGCGGAAAGATCGAGCGCAGCGAAGGCCAGGTGCAGGACTGGCTCAATTACATTTGCGTTTATGTGTGGCTCAGAGATCACGGCCATTGGGCCACGCTGAATCAATCACGTGAACGATGTATGAAAGCCGTTAGAAAGTATTACTTGGAAGGACCCGACTGGGAGCCGAATGCGCAATGGATTGTGGATATGTATGAGCGTGCGCTTAAGTCCGAAACCCCGCCCGGCGGATCACTTCGGTAATGTCACAGCCAAAAGCTTTCGCGAGTTGAACCGCGTCTGAGACAAACATCGGCTGCTTGCCGTTGATGATCTTATTGAGTGAGCCGACGTCCATTGGTCGGCCCTCGGAGTTGATAAGCTTCGGCGCGAGCTGACGCTGACTGCCCTCCGGCGTCTCTGCGACCTTCCGCTTAAACCACTCCACATCATGCTTCATTGACTCATTGTGTCTTAAATCCCAACAGTAGGCAAGTTGACAAGAGTGTGGAGTAAAACTCTACACTGTAGGGAATAGCCCAATGTTGGGGGGACTTTACGTGAAACTGCTCAGTCCAGCCGAATATGTGATTTACGCATTCGGCGGCGTCCATGCTGCGGCCAGAGCCATCGGAAGAGATGCCGGTTCTGTCTGCGCCTGGAAGCGGCCGAGGTCACGAAAAGGGTCTGATGGGCGTGTGCCAGGCAAGGCACAGATGGCGATCTTGAGAGTTGCGCGAGACATGCAAATCGACATCACGCCAGAGGATCTCGTCATCGGCAGGATGGTTGACGATGTCTAAGTCGCTAGCCCCAATGCAAGACGCCTTCTGCCGCGAGTACCTTAAAGACCTATGCGGTCAAGATGCTGCCATTCGCGCGGGCTATTCCGAGAAGTCGGCAAAGACTCAAGCCTCAATGCTGCTTGCTGAGGATCATATCCAAGCACGGATCGCCGAGCTCAATCGAGACAGGCTCGCGAGAGTGCAGGTCGAATCAGACACGGTCTTACGTGAGCTACTTCGGATTGCGACGTCCGATATTGGCGAAGCGTTTAAAGATGATGGCAGCTTAAAGCCGCTTAAAGATATCCCAACAGACGTGCGCCGGGCGATTCAATCAATCGAGATCGACGAGCTGTTTGATGGCTTTGGTCAAGACCGCTATCAGATCGGTCTCACCAAGAAACTCAAGTTCTGGGACAAAACCAAGGCGCTCGAAATGCTCGGGAAGCACCTCAAACTCTTCACCGAAAAGCTTGAAGTGAGCGGCACCGTTACACTCGAGGCGCTCGTTGTGGCCTCGCAAAAGAAAGAAATCGAGGGGGAGTGATGGCAAAGATCACAATCACGGTTGAGGACTCAGCCGACGGCAAGGTCAAGATCGAGGCAAACCCTACGTTTGAAACCGTGGCAAAGATGATCAACTCAGGCGGCGAAGACGTTACCGCGGCTCATGGTTACGCAATGGCGATGATCAATCGAGCGCGCGAAGTCTCTAAGTCAAACGCTCCGGAGACGACCATTTGGCTGCCTAAAGTAAAGCATCTCTAATGATTGACCCTGTCGCCGCAAGACGGGTTCGCGAGTGGCGTCGTGATCCTGTCCTATTCGTTCGCGATGTGTTCGGCGTTGAGCCGGATGCGTGGCAGGCCGACGCGCTATCAAAGCTTGGTGGTGACTCAAACCCACGACGCAGGCTTGGTCTTAAAGCTTGTACCGGTCCAGGTAAGTCGGCAGCTTTGGCATGGATCGGATGGCATAGGCTCTCATGTTTCGCCGATCGCGGGCAGCATCCAAAAGGTGCAGCGCTGTCAGGCGAAGGCCGCGACAACTTGAGAGATAACTTGTGGGCCGAACTTGCGAAATGGCAGAGCCGATCTCCATTCTTAAAGAGCGCATTCAATTGGAATCAGGAGCGCATTGCCGCAAAGGACCATCCTGAGACGTGGTTTCTATCGGCCAGGTCGTACGCTAAAGACGCCGATACCGAAGCCATGGGCCGCTCGCTCTCAGGTCTTCACTCTGAGTTCCCATTCATTCTGCTTGATGAGATCGGTGACATGCCTATCGGACTCATTCAAAAGGCAACGCAGATATTCACCGGCGGCGTTATCGACGGTCTGATTGCAGGTGCCGGGAACCCGACGTCGACGACTGGGCTCCTCTACCATATCTGTACGCAAGAGGCATCGCAGTGGGCGATCATCACGATCACAGCCGATCCAGACGACCCGAACCGGACGCCGCGTGTTGATATTGAACACGCAAGAGAACAGATCAGAATCTATGGTCGATCAAATCCATGGGTCATGGCGACGATCCTTGGACAGTTCCCACCGCACGGATTCAACACGCTATTAAGTCTTGATGAGGTTGAGGCCTCAATGAGTAGACGGGCTGAGGGTGACGCAGTCGCGTACGCACAGAAACGGCTCGGGGTTGACGTCGCAAGATTCGGTGACGATCGAACGGTTATCTTCCCAAGGCAGGGTCTGCTTGCCTTTAAGCCAGTCATAATGCGTGGGGCAAGGACTCCAGAGATTGCGGCCCGCGTAGCTCAAGCAAAGTTCAAATGGAAGTCAGAGCTTGAACTGATTGACGGGACCGGCGGCTACGGGTCTGGCGTCATCGATCAATTGCTTCAGGCTGGGCATAGCCCGATCGAAGTGCAGTTCGCCGGCAAATCAATAGATGACCGGTACGCAAACAAGCGGGCCGAGATGTGGTTTCTGATGGCCGATTGGGTGAAGCGGGCTGGTGCTTTGCCGAATATGCCTGAGCTTAAAAAGGAATTGTGCGCTCCGACATATACGTTTCAAGGCGGCAAGTTTCTGCTCGAACCCAAGGAGCAGATCAAGAAGCGGCTGGGCTTTTCGCCGGATTTGGCCGACGCACTATGCCTCACATTCGCCATGCCCGAGGCGCCAAGTCGCGAGGCTTCGGCAATGAGCACGCTGTTTCATCAGCCAAATATCGTGTCCGACTGGGACCCGTTCGCCGACAGAAAAGAAAATCCCAACACTGATTGGTGATTTTAGGACTTGTCAGTGTGGAGTTATACTCTACACTTGGCCTCAGATGTCCATTGAGATCAAGCGCGCCACAACAGAAGACATCCCCTGGTTGCTCAGTGAGCTTAAGAAGTTCGCCGAGTTCTTTGGCACCAAACTGTCACTTCTCGGAAACGAGGAGATGGCAACCGAAGGCCTTACCACAATCATCAAGGATCACTTCTTTGCCGTGGCTCACCACTCACAGCACGGCCCTATTGGGTTCATCTCAGGCATTCTTTCTCCGCACATGTTCAACCCCGACATCATCGTTCTTTCAGAGACGTTCTGGTGGGTGAACGAGAATCACCGCGGCACTCGCGCGGGCTTTCTACTTTTTCAAGAGTTCAAGAAGTTCGGTGCTGAGAACGCCGATTGGGTCACTTGCAACCTCGAGTCTCATAGCCCAGTCAGCGACGAGTTCATGATCAGAAACGGATTCAGGCTGCAAGAACGCAGCTTTCTATTGGAGATGTGAACATGGGCGGGATGCCTTCTGTTTCAAACGTACTGACTAATATTGGGAACAATGTGATCGATGTGGCAACACTTGGTCAAAAAAATAAGATCGGCGGCACCGTCGGCGATGTTCTCAAAGATCCAGGTCGCACGTACAATGCGATTTGGACACTTGGCGGCTCGGAGGTCCTGAATGCCGCAGATAACAAGCTATTCAACGACGCTCGAAACAAAGGCGAAGACGCCGCTGTAAAGCAGGCCGACGCTGCAAATAAGCTCATCGATGAGCAGGTTGAGCAGCGCGCACAGCAGGACCGAATTAAAAGTCGCGACCTCTCTCGTGCCCGTCAGCGGGCAATGTCGGCAAACGCCGGCGGCAGATCATCGACAATTCTCACAGGTCCAAGCGGCATCTCAACTGGATACGTACCTGGGCGCAAGACGCTATTGGGGCAATAGATGGCAGTCATGAAGGGCGAGCTATCAAAACGAAAGCAGTTCGACATTCTCCGGGCCCAGCTCGAGAACGAGCGCTCATCGTTTCTTTCGCACTGGCGTGATCTTGGCGACCATATTCTGCCAAGGCGCCCGCGCTTTACCACGTCTGAAAACAACCGTGGCGAGCGCAAGAATCAAAAGATCATAGACGCAACGGCAACAATGGCCGCCCGGACTCTCCGTTCTGGCATGATGTCCGGGGTCACTTCTCCAGCTCGCCCGTGGTTCAGACTCTCGATTCCAGATCCTCAGTTCATGGAATCAGGCCCAGTCAAAGACTGGCTCCACACGGTCACCGAGCGGATGAGTGCAGTGTTCATCAAGTCGAATCTCTATAATGTCCTGCCTACAGTATACGGCGACATGGGCGTGTTCGGTACAGCCGCGATGATGGTCGAAGAGGACTTCGATGAGGTCATGCGCTTTTACGTTTTCCCGATCGGCTCGTATGCGATTGCGGTAAACGACAAGCTTAAAGTCGATATGTTCTATCGTGAGTTTCGGATGACCGCGCGGCAAGTCGTTGCACGCTTCGGAAAGCGAGACCGATCGGGACAGATTATTTGGGACAACATCTCAAACACTGTGCGCTCACAATACGAGAGCGGTCACGGTGAGGCATGGGTCGACGTCTGTCACATGATCCGGCCAAACGACGACTTCGACGACTCAAAGGTTGAGTCAAAACATAAGAAGTTCAGCTCGTGCTATTACGAGAAGGGCGCATCGAAGCTTGCGGGCGATGAAGACAAGGTCCTTCGCGAATCAGGTTATGACTATTTCCCGGTGCTTTGCCCACGTTGGGAAGTAACCGGCGAGGATGTTTACGGGACTGAATGCCCTGGAATGATCGCGCTTGGCGACATTCGAGCGCTTCAGCTCATGCAGAAAAAGAAAGCTCAGGCCATTGAGAAGATGGTCAACCCGCCGATGGTCGCTCCGACATCGATGGCAAATAAAAAGATCAGCCTATTGCCAGGTGATGTCAGTTTCAGTGACGCACGAGAAGGCACCGGCGGGATTCGTCCAGCTCACGAGATCAACCCTCGCGTGAACGAACTCGTCATGGACATCCAAGAATATCAGATGCGTATCAAGCGCGTCTTTTACGAGGATCTATTCTTGATGCTCTCGAACACTGATCGACGCGAGATCACAGCGCGTGAGGTCGACGTTCGACAAGAAGAGAAGCTCTTAGCCGTGGGCCCGGTGCTTGAGCAGCTCAATCAGGATCTTCTCGATCCATTGATCGACATCGCATTCACGCTCATGGACCGCCAGGGTTTGATCCCAGAACCGCCACAAGACATTCAAGGAAAGAGCCTTCGCGTTGAGTACATCTCAATCATGGCTCAGGCGCAGAAGCTTGCGGGGATTGCATCGATTGAACGGTTCGCTGGCTTTGCTCAAGGCATCGCCGCGGTCAACCCAGAGGCGCTCGACAAGATCGACACTGATCAGATCCTCGATGTTTACGGCGACCGTCTGTCTCTTCAGCCTGGAATCGTCAGATCAGACGACAAGGTCGCAGAGATCAGACAGAGCCGCGCTCAAGCGCAGCAAGCAGCGCAAGTTGCTGCGACGGTACAGCAAGGGGCCGCAGCAATGCGAGACCTTTCCGGTGCCGACATGGAAGGCGACAACGCTTTAACAAGATTAATTCAAAACGCCAATGCGGGAGCGCTGACTCCGCAATGAGGTACAAATGGCAACGATAACCCCAACAATCTCTTCACTGCCGACGTTCGGGAATACGTCAGTTCACGTCTATTCATGGACGCCGATGACGTTTTCCGGAACAGACGTCGGAGCTCCAATCGAAATGCCAGGATCAGCCGACCGCACAGTGCAAGTCACTGGAACGCCGGGCACTGGCGGATCGGTTCGAATCGAGGGATCGATGGACGGCGTCACTTACGCAGTTCTGTCTGATCCTCAAGGAAACGCACTCGATATCACAACTGCCAAAATCGAGACCATCATGGAACTCGTCCGCTACATCCGACCACGGATTACAGCGGGCGATGGATCAACGTCGTTAACGGTTCAAATCCTAATGCGGAGGTCATAATGTCGAACGCTAAGTTTAAAGCAGTTGATGACATTCGAAAAATTGGTCGAACCCTAAGCGGCTTGATTGAGCTCGCAAATGAACTCGAGCAGGTCGCTTCGCTCGAGCAGGCGGCGATGGATACAAAGGCACGGGTTGAAAAGCTTCGTGCCGACGAAGAGTCGGCCGCGCTCAAGTTCGCTGAGGCAAAGGCCAAGGCCGACGCTCAACAATCAGTTGCCGATGCAATCATTGAAGAGGCGAAAGACAAGGCCGAGCAGCTCTTAAAGCAAGCGCAAGAGAAGTCGGCTGAGATCGTAGGCCAGGCGCACACGAAGGCATACGAGGCAAAGACCTCGTCTGAAGTCGCTAGAGCCAAGGCACTTCAGGACGCAAAGGCTTTGGAATCCGAGATCGAGATCATGCGTAAAGAGAAATCAGAAATCGAGCAGGTTCTTAAAGAACTCAAGGCTGAGCTCGACGCACTCAAGAAAAGGATTGGCTAATGTCAAAATCCAATACCGCAGAAAACGCAGTACTTGCTGCCATGTATGTCGGAACAGCTCTTCCATGGGCTGCAAACACTGACTTATGGGCAGCGCTCTATACTTCAGATCCTGGCGAAGCTGGCTCAGCAAACACTAACGAGTGCGCTTTTGGCGGCTATGCGCGGGTGGCTATTACTCGAGCGTCTGGATTTGGACTTGCTGGAAACGTGATATCAAATGCGGCTCAAATATCATTTCCAGAGTGTACGTCTGGATCTGAGACTGTAACCCATTGCGCGATCGTCACAACGTCGAGCGGAGCCGGAACGATCCTTCATTCTGGAGCGTTGAGCGCATCGCGAAGCGTATCATCTGGCATCACGCTTCAGTTCCCAGCTTCTACGTTTACGGTGACTGAGGACTAATGGCTGGATTCTATGGAGTCCGTGAAATTGTGAATGCGCATCTTGCTGGGGCTGAGAAATACACTCAGTTCCGGAAGGCACCGTCGCAAGTAACGACTGCCGGAATCTGGTTCGATTTAACCTCAAGCGGTGGCAATCCGAAGCCATTCTATTATGCGTCTCCTCCGCTCGAAGCGACCGTGATGTCACAAAGCTCGGCAAGTGGAATGCTTCACGGCGGGGATGTGTCGCCAAGCCTCAAGGTGATTCGAAAACTGCTCGTCATGTCGTCGTCAGCCACGGGCCTACCGATGCCGATGACTCTTTGCGACTACCTCCTCTATTATCCGTTTGCGGACATGGGCGAGACTGAGGAACAGGCGACGGTTAACGGCGTTTCGCTTTCTCGGTACACTGACGGCGAAGGCGTAAAGATCATGGCGGTACTCGCCGCCGCAGGTGCTGGCGGTCAGACGTTCAGAGTCCGGTACACGAATCAGGCTGGCGTCGCTGACCGATTCACATCGACTGTCATCATGAATACAGCGACGGCTGTCGGCTCAATCATCAGCGGTCAGAACGCAAACGCCTCTGCCGCTGGACCATTCTTGCCGCTTCAAAGTGGAGACACTGGAGTGCGATCAATCGAAGGTGTTCAGATGATTTCTGGCGCTGACGTCGGACTATTCCACTTAGTGCTCGTAAAGCCAATCGCATCGATTCAGATCAGAGAACAAACTGCTCCGGTTGAGGTTGATTATCTCACGATGCAGGCCAGTGCGCCGGTCGTTAAAGATGGCGCTTACTTAAACTTTATTTGTCTTCCGAACGGATCGCTTTCTGGAGTCAACATCCATGGCGAGCTAACGACACTTTGGAACTGAGGAGGCTCAATGCCTGGTTTTACATCAATGGACGACTTCATTCAGGAAGCCACGGTAAACGGCAAGTTCTACCGCGCTGACTGGAACAAGAACATGCTGCCGACAACGGCGGCTGTAGCCGGTGAGTGGTCGTGTCTTGCAAATGGCGGCGGGAACCCTGCGGCGGGAACGATATACAACTCTGGCACGAACTTAGCGTTTCAGGCCACGAGCGATTCAACGGCAGGAGCTGGCGGAATCCTGCATGGCGGTAACGTCTCGACCGATACAAAGCACATCGTAAACGCGTCGGCATTCAGTGCGGCTGCGACCACGATGCCATCGGTTTTGATGCTGATTGATTTGCTTGGATTCTATCGAGTGACGTCGGTCACGACGACCGGAAACCAGGCGACCGACAACACTGTGACATTGCCAAGGTACACGTCAGGCGCCGGAGTCCAGGCCTTTGCATTTGTTAACTCAACGACTGCCATGGGTGCTGCGACACCTAACTTGTCGATCACTTACACAGACCAAGACGGTAATACCGGGGCTACGACGCCAACGACTTTGCCTTCTTGTAAAACAGCAGCTGCAAACGGATTGATTATGTATTCCGGCACTGGTTCTGGAAAGTATGGCCCATTCATTCCGCTCGCAAGCGGTGACTCTGGAATACGGGCCATTACTCAGATCAACTTATCTGCATCGTATGTGTCCGGGACATTCTCGGTAGCGCTTTGTAAGCCTCTGATCACAATGCCAATGACAACGATTGGCGTTGCGGCTGAGCGTGACTTCCTAAACCAAGTCCCGTCACTTCCTCGTGTGTACGACGGCGCGAACCTTCATTGGCTCATCTATCATGGCGCTGCAACGCCAGTTAACTCGGCATTCTACGGTCATCTTGACTTTGCGTGGGGCTGATCTGTGGCATTGATTGGCAACTATTCAGTCTTAAATAAGACAGCGGGCAGTTTCATTACTGGCCCGTCAGTTGCCGACACGCGCGCGAACTACAATCAGGCTAATCGGATGCGTAGGTCATTCCTTTCGCTCCCGACAAGCTTCTCGATCCCGATGGGATATGAACCTCCAGGATCTTGGCTGATCGCTCAAAAGGGCGGCGGTCTTTCCTCGTTCACTCAGATACGCGGGACATCGACGGTCTCGGCCGTGCCGCTCAACGTGCGATTGAGCGCTGCTGATCTTACCGGACTTGGTGAAGTATCAAGCGCGGCGCTTAGTCAGTTGATTCAGATGGCCGCTGATCTAAACGGCCAAGGCCTTATCACCGATGCAGAGCTTGCTGCGGTATCGAGTCTCGCTGCGGCTCTTTCCGGTACAGGTTCAGCGTCTGGCAGCGTGAGTGCTTTGATCCCAGTTGCCGCCGCCCTATCAGGACTCGGTGCAATTGTCGCGAACCTTAAGGGCACTGGCAGTCTTGCTGCCGACATCACGCCATTTACTGATCTTTCTCCAGAGAACCTAGCGACCCAGCTCTTTGATTCAAACGACATTGAGTCAGGAGTCACGATGCGCGAAACGCTTCGCATTGTCATGTCGGCAGTGGCCGGAAAGCTATCCGGTGCTGAGACCTCGACCGTCGCAATCAGAGATGTGAACGATTCAAAGAACCGTATCGTTGCCACGGTTGACGGCAACGGAAACAGAACGGCCGTTACTTACGATGTGAGTGATTAATGTTTGCATCATCATTCTTTCCAAAGTCGATGTTCGCAGGTTCGTTCTTTCCGCCATCGGGAACAATCACACTCATCCCAGACGGCGTCTCTTATCCATATCCGCTTTTGAGAAGGGTCTATAGACGATGAGTCGCAAACGAAACACCGCCGACGAGGGCCAGATCCAAGACCTAAGCCAGAAAGAGAAGTTCCGCAGAGATCGTGAAGCAAACGACATGCGGTCGCTTCTCGCAACAATTGAGGGCCGCCGTTTCCTTTGGCGCCTCATGGAGAAGTGCGGCGTTTATCGCGAGAGCTTCACCGGCAGTTCAGAGACCTTTTTCTTAGAAGGAAAGCGAAGCATCGGCCTTTTCGTCATCGCCGAAATCATCGACGCAGAACCAGACGCCTATTTATTAATGCTCAAAGAAAACCGAAAAGGAGATGAAGACAATGTCTGAAGCAGCAGCAGTCGCGGCTCAAGCAACACCTATAGCCGAACCGACAGCAGAAAGTCAGACTCAAACCGCAGCGGCCAGTACAACCGCAGTCGAGACGAGTCAGACACAGACTGAGACGCAGAAAGCAGCAAGTGAAACCCAACCAGCAGCACCGGCCGTACCTGAGAAGTACGACCTTAAGCTTCCGGACGGGACAACGCTAGACCAATCGGCCATTGAGCGAGTCGCTTCCTACGCGAAGGAAAAGGGACTCAGCCAAGAAATGGCGCAGGCGGTTTTGGAGCGTGAGCACTTGGCAGTCGATTCGTACGCGAAAGCGCTCGATTCGCAGTTTACTGCGGTCAAAGAGGAGTGGAAGCAATCAGGGTTCAAAGACAAAGAGATCGGCGGCGAAGCGTACAAAGAGAACGCAGAGCTGGCGAAACGAGTCGTGACCAAGTTTGCGAGCGAGGAGTTTGCCAAGATCCTCGACGAGTCAGGGTACGGGAATCATCCCGAGCTGATCCGGACATTCCTTCGCATTGGCAAAGCAATGGCAGAAGACAAACTCGTGATGCCTGGCGCCCAAGCTGGCGGCAAGAAATCAGCAGAGGAGCTCTTCTACGGTAAACAATAACCCTTTTCCTTTGCCCCATAACTAGGGGCCAGGAGTTTTAAATGGCAACTTTAGGTGCAAACGTCGCAACACTTGCGGACATCGCAAAGCGACTCGATCCAGATGGAAAGATCCCAACAATCGTTGAGATGCTCTCGCAAACAAACGAGATGCTCGACGACATGCTGTGGAAAGAGGGCAACCTCCCCACAGGCGAGCGGACCACAATCCGCACAGGCCTCCCGACAGTAGCGTGGCGCTTGATCAACCAGGGCGTTCAGCCTTCGAAGTCGACAACTGCGCAGGTCGACGAGCAGTGCGGCATGCTTGAGGCATGGTGCGAAGTTGACGTTGAGCTCGCAAAGCTTAACGGAAACGCAGCATCTTTCCGACTCTCTGAAGGTCAGGCCTTCATTGAGGCGATGAACCAAGAGATGCAGTCGACGCTGATCTATGGCAACTCGGGCCTTGCGGCTGAGGAGTTCAACGGCTTGGCCGTTCGTTACTCTTCGCTGTCGGCAGCAAGCGGCCAGAACATCGTTTCTGGAAGCGGTGTTGGATCAGACAACTCGTCGATCTGGCTGATCTCGTGGGGCGCTCAGACGATCCATGGCATCTATCCAAAAGGATCGATGGCTGGTTTGTCGCATGCTGATCACGGCGAGCAGACAATTGAAACGTCGGCAGGTATTGGCGGCACGCGCATGCGCGCCTTCCAAGATCAGTGGACTTGGAAGTGTGGCGTTGCGCTTCGCGACTGGCGCCATGTTGTTCGCATCCCGAACATCGACATTTCGAACCTCGTTGCGAAATCGTCGGCTGCGGATCTGATCGAGCTCATGATCAAGGCGGTTCACCGTCTTCCGAACATGAAGATGGGAAAACCCGTGTTCTACATGAACCGCACAGTTTTCCAAATGCTCGACATCCAACGTCGCGACGACGTGATCTCTGGCGGCGGACTTGTTTACAAAGACGTCGATGGCGTCTCTGTTCCGACATTCCGTGGCATCCCAATCAAAATCGTCGACGCCCTTCTCGAAACAGAAGCAGCGGTCGCGTAACGAAATAAAAGGAGTTTAAAATGTTTATTGATGCACAACATCGCTTTTCGGATGCGCAGGCTGTTACGGCTGACGCAGGTTCCACAAACATCATCGACCTTGGCGTCGCACGCAACCTATTCGATGGCGAACCTCTCGCTGTCGTTTTGACTGTTGACGTTGCAGCCGACGGCACAACGACCGACGAGACCTATGAGTTTCAGATCGAGACCGACGACAACAGCGGCTTCTCATCTGCTACTGATCTCGTTGTTCAATCGATCGGCTATGCTGCTTTGACCGCTGGTTCAAAGCACATCTTGCCGGTTCCGGTTGGTGCTGCGGTTGAGCGCTATCTGCGCGTTTACTACAATGTCGGCGGCACTAGCCCCAGCATCACGGTAACAGCAGACCTCCTGCCGCTCTCGATGGTTGATAAGTACAAAGCATACGCTGACAACATCACAATCTCGTAAGGAGTAGGTCATGCGAGTGATAGCGACAAAGATGGGTTACCACAATCACCGGCGAGTCCGAGAGGGTGAAGAGTTCACTCTCGTCGATCGCAAGGGGAAGGATAAGGACGGCAAAGCCGTCGTGATTCCTGCCGAGAAACAATTCTCACCGTTCTGGATGGTTAAAGCGGATGAAGTTGATGAGACCGAGTTCCGTAAACCAGCCAAGGCTTCCCGCCCTGCGAAGCCCAAGGTTGAGAGTGCTTCTGATGAGGAAGTGATCTGATCTTAATGGGCGGGGTGAGCAATAGGCCCCGCCCTCTTTTCCTTTGCCGCCTAATAACGGTCGGGAGTTTTAAATGGCATCGAGCACTGACATTTGCAATCAGGCCTTAAGGCATCTTGGCGTCTCAAGCATGATCGGAAACTTAGCGACTGAGCAGAGCGCTAACGCCGTTGCATGCCGAAGCTTCTATGAGACTGTCCGCGATGCCACACTTCGCGACTTCAATTGGCCGTTTGCGACAAAGACAGCAGCACTTGGACTCGTCGAAGAGGACCCGACGACCGAGTGGGCTTATGCATACAGGTACCCCTCAGACTGCATAAATATGCGAAGGATTGAGTCTGGTTTCAGGAATGAGACCGCCGACCAGCGTATCAAGTACAAGATCAGCCGCGATAGTTCTGGTCGGTTGATCTATTCAGATCAGGCCGATGCGATAGCTGAGTACACGATGCAGGTGACGGCAGCTGAAGAGTTCACGCCTGACTTCGTTTTGGCGTTCTCGCTGAACCTCGCAATCATGATCGCACCTCAAGTGACTGGCGGTGATCCATTTAAAATGGGCGAGCGCGCTGAGCGACTCTACAACTTCTTGATGACCAAAGCTCAGGCTCAAGCGATTAACGAAGAGCAGCCTGATTCTCTTCCCGAGGCAGACTACATCACAACGAGGGAATCGTGAGCACGATATCCCAGCGGTCATTCTCATCCGGCGAAGTGGCTCCGGCGCTTTACGCGAGGGTTGATACCTCACGATATGCAACAGGCCTAAAGACACTTCGGAACCAATTCGTCATGCGCCATGGCGGGGCGGCGAATCGTCCCGGCACTGCATTCATTGGCGAGGTTCGCGATTCGACAAAAGCCGTAAGGCTCATTCCTTTTGTTTTCAGTGACACGCAGACCTACGTACTTGAGTTCGGCGATCAGTACATGCGGGTCATTAAGAATGGCGACTACGTAAAGCTTACGGCACAGAACATCACGGCCATCACGAATGCGAATCCATGTGTCGTTACCTACTCAGGAGCGGACACGTACGCGAACGGTGATCAGGTCTATATCTCAGGAATCACTGGCGCGATTGGCGCGTATCTCAATGGCCGGACATTTAAGGTCGCAGGCCTTAATGCTGGCGCCAATACATTTCAACTCAATTACTTGGACGGTACAGCCGTCGATTCGACAGCGTTCGGAGCATACACTTCTGGCGGTACGGCTGAGGAGATTTACACCGTCACCACGCCATATCTTGAGGCGGATTTGCCGCTGATTCAATATGCGCAGTCGGCCGACGTTGTCACATTGGTTCATAAGAGCTACGCAATACGAGAGCTCTCACGAACTGGCGACGCAAGCTGGACGCTTGCAACAGCCACAATCGGCGACCTCTTGAATGCCGGAGTTCAGGGACTAAGTCTGACCGGATATCCTGGGACGGCGTACCACTACACGGTTACAGGTATTGATGAATTTGGACAAGAATCAACGGTCCTTATACTGCCTGGATCTGGCCTTGGGACCAATACAGTCCCGTCAACGGCCACTCCAGTAACGCTTGGATGGTCACTTAAGACAGGATCAACATCGCCACTATTCTATAACGTCTATCGATCCGATTCTGGGGTTGATGGCGACTACGGGTATATCGGTGAGGTTGACGGCGAGTCTGGATCATTCGTCGATCGCGGCGTCCCGCCAGACTTCTCAGTGAGTCCGCCGGTTGACACATCTCTGTTTGGCACGACCGACGACTACCCCGGAGCTGTTGCATACATCCAGCAGCGTCGATGGTTCGCCTCAAGCAACAATGATCCAGAGAAGGTCTGGGCCTCGCGCATCGGTGCTTTCGGATACTTTTACAAAACGTCACCAATCACTGACGATGACAGGGTCATATTTGAACTTTCCGGGTCTCGTGTCGCAGAAGTCCGACATCTCATCGATCTCGGTTCCCCAGTTATTTTCACGAACAGTTCTGAGTTTTCACTACAGGGTGATGGCGGTGCGATCACGCCGTCGGCAATCAATCCGAAACAGTATTCAAAGAACGGGTCGTCAGAGTTGGCGCCGCTTTTGATCGACTCAACGGCGCTTTACGTACAGGCCAGAGGCTCGGCGGTTCGAGACTTAAACTTCGACTATCAGGTCGACGGGTATCGCGGCAATGATCTCACAGTATTCGCAGCTCATCTTGTTGATGGATATACAATCGACGACTGGGCTTATCAGGCAATTCCGCACTCAGTTGTATGGGCTGTCCGAGGAGATGGCACTCTGCTCTCGCTCACCTATGTCAGAGAGCAGCAGATCCTTGGATGGGCTCGTCACGACTTTGATGGCGGCTTGGTTGAGAACGTTTGCGTCGTCCCAGAAGGTACAGAGGATGCGGTCTACGTTGTCGTACAAAGAACGATCGACGGGAGATCAGTCAGATACATCGAGCGAATGACTCAGCGTCGAGTCGACGATCGCAAAGACATGATCTTCATGGATTCGGCTCTGTCTTATGATGGGCGAAACGACACGGCCACGACCATGACTCTGTCGGGTGGGACGAACTGGACGTACGATGAAACGCTGACGCTCACCGCATCGGCATCGTTCTTTACGGCGGCGGATGTTGGGAACAAGATATTCCTTTACGATAGCGAAGGCGATGAGCTCAGGATCACGATCACCGCATACACGAGCGGCACAGTTGTCTCGGGCACTGCACACAAGACAGTCGTCGCTGGCCTTCGAAATTCAGCTCAAACCACATGGACAAGAGCGGTCGACGAACTGACTGGCCTTTGGCATTTAGAAGGAATGGACGTTTCAATCCTGGCCGATGGCGCTGTTGTGGCGTCACCGTACAATGCGTCCTATACGACAGCCACAGTTACAAACGGAACCGTAACTCTCGATGAGGCCAGAGGCGTGATTCACGTTGGCCTGCCTTACATCTCCGATCTTGAGACTTTAGATATTGATACGGCAGAAGGCGAAACGCTTTCAGACAAAAAGAAGCTCGTGAACCGCGTGACACTTCACCTTGAGGAGTCGGGCGGCATCTTTGCCGGAAGTCAGGAGCCATCAGGCACAGATCCGCTTGAGGGACTGTATGAACTTAAGCTCCGCGAGTTTGAACTTCCGGGAACGCCGACTGAATTAAAGACCGGCACTGTTGGGATAAATATCGAAGCAAATTGGAACTCAAACGGGCATGTGTTTATTCGTCAGGTTGATCCGCTTCCGATGTCGATTCTTGCGGTTTCACCGGCTGGATTCTTGCCGTTTAAGTAGGGGGATTTATGGGCGCAATGACAACAATCGCGGCAATCACCGCAGGGGCGTCGCTCCTTTCGGCTCGTCAGCAGGCCGCAGGTCTTGAGGCATCTGCCGCGTATTCAGAGCGAATGGCTGAAGTGAACAGTCGGCTTTCAAACATGCAGGCCGAAGATGCGATCAGTCGCGGAGACACTGAAGCAAATAACGTCTCAAAGCGAGCAACGCAGATTCGAGGCTCGCAGCGCGCAGGCTTTGCGGCTCAAGGAATCGCACTTGATTCCGGAAGCGCTCAAGACATTCAAACCGAGACCGCCGAGATGGGCGCACTCGATGCGCTGACGGTTCGGAATAACGCCGCCCGCGAAGCGTGGGGATACAAGATGCAAGGACTTCAAGGCATGGCTTCCGCTGAAATGGATGCGATGGGAAAGCGGAACACGGCAGGGGCCACATTGCTCACTGGTGGAATGCAGGCGGCCGATTCGATAGCGCGCGGATATTCGGCGAGCCGATACGGTAGGGGGTAACGTGCCATCAGTTCCAAGGTACAATCAGCCGCAAGTTCAACAGACTGCGGCCCCAAATGTGCGAGTGAATCAAGAGGCGTCTGTCGAAGCGTTTGGCGGCGGTCAGGCTGCGCGTGGTATTGAAGCCGTTCGCGGTCTTGGCAACACGGCCATGGACATCGCGCTCAAGGAGCAGCAGAAGGCTGACGACATCTCGCTTGCCGAACACGCGGCAAAGTTAAAACAGTGGAAGATCGACAGGCTTCATAATGAGAAAACCGGCGCACTAAATCAGAAGGGTCAAAATGCCTTTGGATTGCCCGAGCAAGTTGGTGAGGAGTTTTCAAAGTTCACGTCTGAGTTGACGGCGTCGGCTCCAAATGAGCGAGTGCGCGCAGCTCTCGGTCGGTTTGTTCAAAACGAGGGACTTGATTTAAACGAGAAGCTGCAAGTTCACGTTGGCCGTGAGCGTGAGGTTTTTGACAAGAGCGTGACTGATGGTCTTGTGTCGGCGGCTCAAAGCGATGCACTTCTCAACTACACGAATCCGCAAAAGGTGAACGAAAACATTCAGCTCATGCGCGGGGCGATTTTAAAGAACGCAGAGCGACTAGGACTATCAGGCGCCCAAGTCGAACAGGTCGTGGCCGAAAGTTCATCAAAGGTCCATGCATCAATAATTGAGCGCCATCTCAACAATGGCGATGACCTGCTCGCAAAGAAATACTTTGATGAGAATGCTGGAAACTTTACCGGACAGCATCGCATGGCTGTTGAGAAAGCTCTGGAAGAGGGCTCACTTCGCGGTGACTCCCAGCGAATGTCCGATCAGATCATGCATAAGTACGGCGACAATATGGCTGCGGCCCTTGAGGCTGCCAGAGACATTGAAGATCCGAAGCGCCGTGATGCCACGCTTGATCAGCTTAAACAGAACTACTCAGACCGCCGCATGGCTCGCAATCAAATGACTGAGGATCTGCACAGAAACGCATCACAGATCATCGATAAGACTGGCGACTACAACAAGATCCCGCCAGCAATGCTCGCTCAGTTTTCGCTCTCAGAAAAGAGCGCTCTGAAAGAGTACGCGCGGAAGCGTCAGTCGGGCGAGCTCGGCACCGATTGGGGCGCCTACTATGATCTCAAGACCATGGCGGCAACGCCTGAGACTCGGAACAAATTCCTTCAAATCAATCTGCATGAGAAGTACAGAACCTCAATGGAGGACTCTGAATTCAAGGAGCTCGTCAACCTTCAGACATCGATCAGGAATGGCGACGGCAAATCAGACCGCGAGCTCGACGGCTACCTTTCGGATAAAGATATCGTCGACAGTGCGCTGAGGGCAGCCGACCTTGACCCATCGCCAAAGCCGGGCAGTCCAGCCGCGGAGATCGTCAATAAGTTCAAGCTTCGGGTCAACCGTGAGCTGAAATTAATTGAGGCAAAGACCGGGAAAAAGCCACCAAGCGACGAGACGGAGCGTATCGCGAATAGTCTTTTGATGAGGGCTGTTGTCGATAAGGGCTGGATCTGGGACACGAAGAAGAAAATCATTGAAGTTGAGCCTGGCGACATTCCAAAGAATAAGCGCGGCGAGTTTGAGTCAGCACTTCGCAAAGCTGGGCTCCCGGTCAATGACGACAACCTTGTTCGCCTCTATCAAAGCGCATTGAGAAAGAATCCAAATGGCAACTAACGAACTCGACGCATTGGTGCAGG